GGCAAGAAGATTCGTTTGGTGCCCCGTCAATTGATTGTGGCCCCTGGCAATATCTTCCAAGCCGAAGTGCTGTTGAAGAGCGTGTTGCGTACTGGTAACGCCAACAACGACATCAACCCCGTCAAGTCTATTGGCTTGTTGGATGAGGGTGCCGCTGTTCTGTCGCGTCTGACCTCGAGCACTGCATGGTGGGTTCAAACTGATGCACCTGAGGGCTTTAAGCTCCTGATGCGCCGTCGTTTGGAGAAAACTATGGAAGGCGACTTCGAGACCGACACGATGCGTTATAAGGCAACCGAGCGTTACGATATCGGCTTCACCGATCCTCGTTGCGCCTACGGTACTCCAGGCGTGTAAATCAATGGGGGCTTTGGCCCCCAACTTTAAGGAGTACTAAACATGTCTCAGACATATATCGGTTCTACTTTACGCACCGGCTCTGGCACGCTGACTGATTCCACCGACGGAGGCTACGTCGTTCTGGAGCAGACAACGACTGTCACGACCGTTGCCGCAGGTACCGCAGTGAGCGCGACACTGACTTTGCCCTCCGGCTCTCAGATCATCAATCTGTTCTTGGACACGATGGTGACTCCTGTGGCTGGCGCTGGCACTGCAACTACATGCCCCGTCACGGTCGGCACAGCCGCCGCTGGTACTCAGTACCTGTCGGCAACTGATGCCATCGGTGGTGGTCGCGTGTCTCTGTCGTTCACAACTGCACAATGTGCCGCCATGGCAAATATCGGTTCCAACACCTCGGTGGTGGTGACCGTTGATCCCAACGGCACGATTTCTACGACTCAGGGTGTTTACCGCCTCACGGTGGTTTACGCTCAGAAAGTTTGAGGAGGCGCATCATGGGTCAATTCAAACCTATGGTAAAGATGATGACAAATGAGCCATCTGTCATTCTCAAACTGAAAAAGGGTGGGAAAGTTGCGGCTGAGAAAGCTGATGGCGGTTTTATGCCAATGGCTTCTACTCAGCCCGTAGTGCCTGCTCGTGGTGGAATGTTGCCTGTAGCAAGACCAATGCGTCCATCTTTGGCCGCTCGTCGTCGTGCTATGAACCCCAACCTACTGATGAAGAAGGGTGGAGTCACAGCCGCGGAAGTGGAAAAAGAGCTTAAGCAACACGAAGCCAAACCAATGACCAAAGCTCATAAAAAGGCTTCTGGTGGTGAAATCGACAGGGCTGAAACCAGAACTACCCTCAAAAACAGCGTCAAGCCATTTGCCAAGACCAAAATGGATACTTCCAAGAAGGACAAGGCGCATGGCACTGGCGAAGTAAAAGAGGGTAAACCGGCTGGCTACAAAATGGGCGGCACCATCGAAGGCAATGAAAAAGCATTTGAAAACACCAAAATGGTGAGTTCAAAAGTTAATCGTGCCAGCGGTACTGGTGGCGTCAAAATGGGCAATGCCGGCGGCTTCAAAAAAGGCGGAAAAGTTCCTGGTATCGGTAATGCCATTGAGCATGATGGTAATTGGGAAAATCGTCCTGCCAACTCTGCCAAGCCTGGTGTGAAAAACACCAAAACTGGTGAAGTCAAAGAAGCCAATGCTGGTGGCTACAAGAAGGGCGGTGCCACAAAAAAAGCCTATGCTACGGGGGGTCAAGTCGTTGATGACGGTAAGGCAGTAAAAATGCCTCGTCACTTCGTCAGTCGTCCCGTAGCAAACACCATGCAATCTGGAACCTTTGCTAAGGGCGGTAAAGTTGAGAAAGAGGAGAAGCCCAACCTTCGCCTCGTCAAGACCCACACCGGCCCAAAAGGCCACATAGCCAAGGTCTACAAGGATCGTGACTGGGATGAGCATCGAGTCAAGTTCTTCAGCCCCTCTGGGGAGCATATGAAGGAAGCTGACTATCACACTGACGATGTCAGCGATGCCCACGACACAGCCATGAGCCAAGTTAACAAGGGCTACAAGCGTGGTGGCAAGGCCAAGATGGCTAACGGTGGATCGCTTAAGGACACGGGATATTTTTCGGCTTATTCGCCCACGCGAATGGCGGAAAATTTGCGTGCGCCAAGAAATCCGAATTACTCGGAAGAGGCCGTCAGCAAGGCCATTGCGTCATCAAATCGTTCTGGTCGAAAGATCGGCGGTAAAGAGGCAAAAGCGATTCACAAATTGTTGAAGGGCTACCAAAGTGGCGGTTCTTCGGGTGACCCGATCATTGATCGTGAAACCCGTCGCATGGAGGCCGAGCGCGCTTCTGAGAGGGCTGAAAATGAGCGTATGCGTGACACCATCTTTGGTGCTCCCAAACGCGCATATGATGCCGTCAAAGGCATGTTTGGTTCTCCGACGCCTCCTGCTGGGAGTGTCACAAAGACTGAAAAGTCTGTGACTGTCACACCCGGCAAGAAGCGTGGTGGGCGTAGTTGAGGTAAGGCGGGGGGCTTCGGCTCCCTGCTTTCTTTGAGGGGATGATATGAAAGTACAGACTATTACTAGAACCGATGTTGGCGCAAGCGACGCATTGGTAATGAATACAAACATCAGCCCGTTCAATGTTGGATTTGGGGCTGTTGTCAGTGGCACTGCTACATATAGCGTGCAACATACATTTGATAGCCCAGCCACTGGATTTACGACTTGGTTTTCGCATCCTACAATTGCCGGAGAAGAATCAAGCGCCGATGGCAATTACGCATTTCCGGTTACTGGGATTAGGGTTCTGATCACTGCCGCCACATCGGGTAGCAGTGTGACATTAAATCTTATTCAAGCGGGTATCTAATGGGCCAACTTGGCGATTCTGGGGTTGCTAATCAAGCCAACACCACGGATGGTTATGCATTAGGCGTAGGTGCGGCAAACGTACCTATCACTGATGGTTATGGTGAAAATGTAGGTGATGGCGGTGTTGTAGATTTGTATCATGGCACTATTCCATTAACTACTTTCTATATTCTTGATGAAACTGACCCAGGGTATGTTTTACAAGAGACTGATTTTAAGATTGTGTTGGAGGCTTCATAATGGCTGACCAAAAAATTTCTGCAATGCCCACTGCGGCAACGCTGACTGGCGCTGAACTTGTGCCATTGGTTCAATCTGGTGCAAATGTCAAAGCCGCTTTAAGTGCCATAAAAGCCGCTTTAAGAACTTATGGCGGGTTTAGCGACACTAACAATCAAACTGGTGACATCACTCAAGGCACAGCAATAACATTTGATACGGTTGATGTCAATGACGGGGTGACGGTTCAAAATTCCAGTGAAATCACCGTCCCAACAACTGGTATTTATAACTTGCAGTTCAGCATTCAGTTTGAGAACGTTGGCAATGCTCAACATGATGCAACTGTTTGGTTGAGAATTAACGGTTCTGATCTAGCAAATTCATCTACGCAATACACTATTCCGGCGAGGAAGAGTGCTGGCATTTTTGGCTATAACGTAACCATGTTGACGTTTTTGCTTGAATTAAATGCAAATGATTATGTAGAAATTTTTTGGGTGCCAGAATCTACAGAAGTCAGCATTCAAGCCAAGCCTGCTAGTGTTTCCCCCGCGTATCCTGCAATCCCTTCGATCATTGCTGTGGTGCTTCAAGTAGGTTGATGTATGCCAGCCAAGTCTCAATCCCAGTTTCGGCTGATGAAGGCGGCGGAGCATAACCCCAAGTTCGCCAAGAAGGTCGGCATCAGCCCCTCGGTTGCCAAAGAGTACACCGAGTCCAACGTAGGCAAGAAGGGCTATTCCAAGTTGCCTGAAAAGATGGCTGGCGGCGGTCTGTACGCCAACATCAACGCCAAGCGTGAGCGCATTGCGAAGGGCTCTGGCGAGAAGATGCGCAAGCCCGGCGCCAAGGGCGCACCCACCGCTGAAGCATTTCGCGAGTCTGCAAAGACCGCCAAGATGAAAGACGGTGGCCCAGCGTCAAAACAACGCCGCAAATCCGACACACCAGACACTTACCAAGGCGTCAAAGTGCAAAAGTTGCCATACATGGGCAAGCCCGGCGAGTTTGTGCAGTCTTCTTTGCCCATTTCTGGCGGCAAAGTGGCACGCAAGCCTTCGCTGAATGACTATGACCGCGACTACATGAAAAAGGGTGGCGGCGTGAGTCTTGCTGTCGGTCGTGGCGAGAAATTGCCAGCCGACAGAGGCGCTGGTTTAACTGCGAAGGGCCGTGCCAAATACAACCGCGAGACCGGGTCAAATTTAAAGGCTCCTCAACCTCAAGGAGGTGCCCGTCGAGATTCGTTTTGCGCGAGAATGGAGCCTGTCGCAGAGAAGAGCGAAAAAGGGAGCCGTGCTCGTGCTTCAATGAAACGCTGGAACTGCCCCGGCTGGTAAAGGACTGACATGGCATATAGCGGAACCGTAGGACAAACAGTTGTCTCAGTACAAAAATTCATCGACCAAGGTGC